GCTTCGAATAGGCCGGGGGCGAGTGTGGTGAAGATCGGGCTCATTGCGGGCCTCCGAACAGTTTGATTTTGACGATGGTGCCGGCAAGCAAGGCCAGCACGAGCCCCGTGACCAGCATCTTGACCAGGGTGAGGCCGGCGGTTTTCTTGGCCTCGTTGAAGGCGTCCAGCAGATTCCTGAGCTCGCGGATGTCGCGCGCGGCATCCGGGCCATCGAGCCCCACGTCGGACAAGGCGTGACGCGCCCCACGTTCGGCGGCGCGTTCCAGCAGGGCTTCAAATTCGTCATGGGGCATGACCACCATGCCATCCATCAGGTGGGGTTCGTTCATCTTCTTTCCTTTCAGATTGGGTCGGCGCTGCTATCGGCGTTATGGACTGCCGGGTGCTCGGCCACGCAGGTGATTTCCACCTGCTCGCCACGCGGGCGCACCGCGATCACCCGGGCCAGCAGGCTCCATTGCTCGGCGATGCCAAACGCGAAATGGGTGCGCTCGGCCGACAGGCCGGTTTCGATGGGGATATCGGGCAACTCTGCAAAGACCACTTGCTGCGCATCGCTGCCTGGCATCACCTCATGGGGGCCGCTGACCCCGCCATCTCGTCGGCGCAGGGCTATGACATATTCTTGCCCATCGAGAAATGCGACCGGTTCGGACAGCGTGGCGGTACGGGTGTCGGCATCCCAGGCGATGATCTCGCCGCCCACGCCCCAACTGGGCATGTCATGGGCAATGGCGATCAAATCACCGTAGGTTGGAATCAGGCCTTCAAGCTCGGTACGCAAGGTAATGATGCGTCGCCGATAGCGGTTGGCCGCGGCCAGATACAGCGCCTCGCGCATCGCATGGGCTTCGGTGGTGCAGCCAAAGAGCCGCAGCTTGGCCGGATTGGCGCTGCTGGAACCCGGCAGGCTCACCGTCACTTCGTCGGGCTTCCAGGTGCGGCTGCTGAAGAATTCCACCGTCACGGCATCGGCCGTCTCTTCGCCCGGCATCACATACTGGATCTTGAGGCTGTTCTTGACGATGTTGCGCGGACTGAAGAGCGCCACCGGTAAGGTTCTGGCCTCATCGCGCACCAGGCGCACGATGCCGCCTTGCAGGAAGGGCACCGCCCGGCCACAGCGAGCCACCCGGGTCAAGGCCTCCCATACCGTGACCTGCTGGTCAAACACACCATCGAACTGGTCACCTCGGCTAGACCAAACCTGATCGAGTTGCGCCAAGGCAGCCAGATCGATCCGGACATCGGGCAACTTGGCGCCGTAGCTCGCACGCAGGATGTCGACAAAGGCCCAGGCGATCGAACGGGTGGGCACGGCAGCAGACCAGCCAGAGTCCGCCGACCAGACCGGCAGTTTGCGCGTGACGATGCAGTTGATGAGCCGACTGGAGCGCTGCGACAGGTTGTCGGTGGCGCGCATGCGGATGGCGAGCAGTGTGACGTTGTCGGGGAAAGTGGCACCACCGGCCAGATAGCCCCGGGCCTCGCCCCAGCGCACTTCGTGACCGGCGCGTGAGTTGGTGTCTTTGCCATCCACCCGCGTGGCGCGGACCTCGTAGCGCCCGGCAGCAACTGAATATTTGTAGGACAGGCGCTGCGGTGTGGTCGTGGCAGCGGCCAGGCTCTCACTGCCCAGCGTGAACCAGTCCCCCAGCGCGTCCCCCTCGGCATCGATGGCGCGGGCTTCTACCTTCCAGCTGGCACTGCGGCTGTCCAGGCCCCCAGCGTCATTGGCGTAATACAAGCCACGCGGCAGCAGGATGTCGATACCGATATGGGTGACTTCACTGTCAGCAGGGTTGATGGCAAAGCCCCCGGTCCAGGTGCCGGCCAGCAGTTCCTGCCCGGCGACCTCGGGGGCAGTCACCACATCCGGGTTGAAGAGCGTGACCGGTCTGCCTGGGGGCACGATCTGATAGGTGACCTCCTCGAATGAGGCCATGGGTGTGTCCTCGATACGAATCTGCTCGATGTCGTATTCGCCCAGGCCGATGCAGTGCAGTTGGTGCAGGAACTGTTCATTGCCCTGGTATTCGCCATAGGGGGTGGCGGCCAGGTCGGGATAGACCAGATGGCGGCCGTAGACGACCGGGATGGGTTGGGCCAGCCGCGCATAATTGCCCTGGCCTTGCAGGCTGTAGGTGGGCGACGGCTGCGCCAGACTGCTGCCCGAACCGGCAAACGACGGCATGTTGGGCGTGGGCAGCGGCACCAGTGCACTGACCAGGGCGGATCCCGCCGTCATGATGATGGCCGAGCCAACGGCCGTGGCGAGGTTGCCACTGAACCCGAGGCTCGCCCCCAAGGGGCCGCCATAGACGGTGGCCACCACCATCACGGCGATCATCAGGACCGTGCGCAGAGGGTTCTTGCCACCGCCACCACCTCCCCCGCCCTGCGGCAGGGTGATGAAGAGCACCACGCCATCAATGGGCGTGACCGCCCAGTCAGCACGCAGCACGGGCGCGCCGTTCTTGATGCAGACAGTGGGCTGATCGAACTCGGCAATGCCCTTGCTGCCCAGCCACTGACGAATGGTCTGGCTCGGGTGGGCCACCATCACCTCGCGGTGACTGGGCTGGAAGGGGTTGCGCAGCAAGATCACTGCGCCCTGATTGGCTTCGCTCACATCGACTCCACAAATCGGTAGTAGCCCTCCACCCGCCAGCCGTGCAGCAAGAGTTCGGGTAACTTCTGGAACACAACGCCCGCGTCCTTGACCGCGTGCAGCACGCCACCACCATCGACCGCGAGCCACACCCCGACATGCACCGGGTGGCGGGATTGGCGCAGCAGCACGGCATCGCCTTCGGCGGGTTGCGCAACTGCCACCCACCGTTGCCGCTCGGGATGGTCGCGGAAGGTGGTCATCACGGTGCGCAGGTCGTTGGCGTCCACCGGAATTTCCGGGAGATCACGGCCAAAGTGGTCACGCTGGATAACCAAGAACAGGCCCCAGCAGTCGAACGCGTCCGGCCCACGCGCACCGGCGTGCCAGGGCCGACCGATGAGCTCGGTTGCCCAATGGGGTGTGGGGCTCATCGGGTGAGGCCCGGAAAGGTCTTGGCGGTGTAGCTGGTGCCGGGGAAGGCTTTGTTGCCGACGTCCAGCATGCGCGCCCGCCCAGTCACCCGAAAGATGTCGGCCTCCACTTCCGTCAGAACCAGGTGAATCGGCGGATCCATCTGCGGCCCCTCCAAGTCGGTAGAGAGGTAGGGTCGGTAGGTCACCTCGATCACCGACTGCGACTCGGCGGCTGCGTCCAGGTGGCGCACGATTTCTCGCGACACGTTGTCCAGCGTCACGGTGATTTCCGGCACCGGCATGGTGTCCACCGGTGGCAGGTCCAGCTCAAACCCCATGGCCACGAACTGCACGCGCTCTCCGGCTTGCAGCGGGGCTTGCGATTCCAGCCGGGCCCAGAGATCACCCGTGTCGCGCACGACACGAATCGCGACTGGTTGACCGGCGTCATCGACGAAAGCCGGGTGGCGCAATTCCAGGGTGTGCAGGATGATCTGCTGAGATGGCGCGCTGGCGTAGGCTTCCTTGATGGCTTCAGACAATGCAGCGTTGGGCATGGCACCCCCTACAGGATGACGGGGTAAGGCACGTAGCTGGTTTCGCTGTCGTCCTCGGGCAACTGCGCTTCACCGGCGTAGCCACTGGCCAGCACCTGACCGTCATCGAGCAGAAACACCAGGCCCTGCTCGGAGCTGGAGCCGTAGGACGAAATGTCGACCACGCGGCGCTGCGCAATGCGCACCAGTTCCACACTGCTGCGGTTGGTGGCATCGCCCAGTCCCAACGCACCATTGCCGTTGTAGCCCCAGGCGCAGACGGTGCCGTTTTCCAATAAGGCAGCGCCATAGTTGTAGGAACCGGTACCGCCATGCACCGCTTTGACCACGGTATTGCCCACCGGCACTTGCACGAAGTTGCCGCTGTTGCTGCCGTTGGTGTTGCCCCAATACGCACCGGCACCGCAGGCCCACAGGGTCTTGTCAGTCTTCTTGAGGTAGGTGAGCGGGTAGTCGTAGCTGCCGGCATAGACATCCGCCACGTTGGTGGCCACCTGAACCGGGGTGAACTGGTTGGCCATGTTGCCGTTGCCCAGTTGCCCGTAATCGTTGGTACCCCAGGCGTGCAAGGCGCCGGTGCTATCCAGCGCGAAGGCGTGCACATAGCCACCGAACACCTTGACGATCGTTTTGCCAGCGAGACTGCCACCCGCACGCGGCATGGCGACGTTGGCCTGATTGGTGGTGCCGTCCCCCAGTTGGCCGTTGCCGTTGTAGCCCCACGAATACAGGGTGCCGTCGTTCTTGACCGCGTAACAGGCGGTGTAGCGCTCCCGCCCGGCAGCGATCTGGGTGATACCCGAGAGCACTGGCAACTGCACGAAGTTATTGCGTTGTGTCACGTCGCCCAGACCGAGTTGCCCGTAGCCGTTGTAGCCACAGGCGTGCACCGTGCCGTCGCTGCACAGCACCAGGGTGCTGTTGTAGCCCTCGACGCCACAGTTTTGCGCGATCTGCACCACGTTTTTGCCGGCGATCGAGTTGCTGGCGTTGGCGCTCATGTTGTACGGCACGGGCTGGTTGGTTGTGTTGCCGGTACCCAGCTGGCCATAGCCGTTATAGCCCCAGCCCCAGAGCTGGCCGTTCTTGTCGATGCAGTAGCCGTTGGTGTCGTGGCTGTAATAAAGCTTGTCCGCCCCCGGAAACCCGGGAGGAAACGCTGTGCGTGCCGGGTAGGAGCGCGCGAAGGTAGTGCCATCGCCCAGCTTGAAATTGACGTTGCGCCCCCAGGCGCGGATGCTGCCGTCGGTCATGATCAGACCGAACTGGCGGTAGCTGTTGGGTTGCGTGTTGCTGGCGTTTTCCGGCAACTTGAGGGCCTTGGTGCCGGAGCGCACGTCGGGTGTCGCCCAGACCGGCATGCCCTGCGCGCCGATGGTGAGCACCTGACCGGATTGACCTGCGGGCAATGCCACCAGTTGATTGCCATCGAAGTAGATGACCTCGCCCGGCAGATTCGAGACCCCTTGGGTGCCCTGGGCAAACAGGTCCCAGGCCGGAGAATTCGCATGAGGTGTCACACCCGTGGTGGCGTCCGCCAGGCACACAAAGCTGTCGCCGTGGTGGCCCACCACATCCTGGCGGGCATAGGTGGCGCCGGCGTCATACGCGCCGCGCCAGGTAAAGGCAATCTTGCCCAGAGAAACGGTTCCCATGGAACGCTCCTTCAAAAAACAGGGAAATGAAATTCAGCAGGGTTCAGAACAGGATCGGCGACGGGGCGTAGCGATGGTCGTTGTCATCGTCGCCCGTCTGGCCGTAGCCCCCATAGCCGGTCGACATCACCTGGCCGTCGGCGGTGAGGAAGTGATAAGCCGATTCGTGGTACGCCCCACCCTCGGTGCAACCGACATGGCCCGAGCGCGAGAAATCCACGATCGGCCGATCTATCAGCACGAAACTGTTGGGCGGCTGTGACTCGTTGGCGTAGCCGTTGCCCGCGCACCCTGTGGACCCCATGCCCCAGCCAACTGCCTTGCCATCCGATCGCAAGGCCATGGCCGAAGAGCCGTAACAACCTCCGTACATACGCAGTTTTTTGACTTGCGTAAGCGCGTCGCCACCGATGGTGGCCCAGGTGCTACGGTTGCCACTGCCACCCCCTATATTGAAACCGTCATAGCCGGTATGGCGCACGGTCCCATCCTGCATCAGCGCCAAGGTTCGACCATAGCCTCCGGAAATCGCGTAGGCGTCGACCACACCGTCCAGCACTTTGTACGGAAACAGGGCGTGACCGGTGAAGATGTCACCCGTGTAGCCAGTACCCCAAATCCCCGAAGTCTGGCCGCTGTCATGACCCCACCGATAAAGCGCGCCATCTTCCAGGATGACACCGTAGCTGCGGTAGTACTGACTGCCCGTGACCCAATGGGCATCGGACTCGGAGCAAAACACCTTCTTGACGCGCTTTTCTGTTCCCCAGGGCATGAACAGGCGATGGGTCGATTGGTCACTGCCAAAGCCTGTCGAGTTGGCTTCACCCGCCACCCACAGACGCCCTGCCGTGTCAATCAGATAGCTCGCTGCATAGGTGCCTCCCGAGAGAAAGACTTCTTTGATCTGCGTGTCGACAGTGAAGGGCACCAAACGGGGTGTCGAGACATTCGATGTGTGACCGAGGCCGAGGCAGCCTTGCTGGTTGTAACCCCAGACATAAACCCGACCTTGCGCGTCCAGACAAGCGACAGTGCGATAGCCGAAATAGTCATGCCCCGCGAAGACGCGCTTGACAACAGCGTTACTTGGCAACTCACCATAACCGTTGATCTTTCTGGGCACCGAGTTGGCGCTGCCGACACCTGAAGCCAGACCCGCATCGTTGCCCCCGGCGTGCCACAGGCCGCCATCGGCATCGAGGAAGAAGGTGTCATCCCAGACGCAGGTGACGGACACAATGCGTGGTGTCCCAGGCGGGAATGCTGTGCGCGCCGGAAATGTGCGCCCGATATCGCCCGTATTGCCGGTACCTTGCTGCCCATTGACCGCTCGGCCCCAAGCCCTGACCGAGCCGTCGTTCATGATCGCCGCCATGAAATAACTGGAACTGTGACGGTCAGCCGCCGCCCGGTCGGTATTCATCAGCGCCGTGGCCACCGTGCCGTTGCGATCGGCCATGAAGCGAAACTCCACACCGTCCGCCCCATTGGCGTGCAGGACCATGCTGGCGATGCCGCCCACGGAAACCCCGCCCGTCAGCAGATGGCCTTTGAGGATCGCATCTTGCTGGCCGAGTGCAAAGGGCTGAGGCAGTCCGTGGCGAATGACCCATGCTCCACCGTCCTTGAAGACCACATCGCCATCTCGGTAGCTGAGATAGGGGGAGTAGATGCCGCACCAGCGATAGCCAAGCGCCGAGATGTCCAGATTCACAGATGTACCTCCAGCGCGTTATCGCGTATGGCAAAGGCGATGCCCTCCGCGAGTGTCCATGCCAGGAAGTCATTCGCTTTGAAATCGGCATCACGCCCTTCGGTGAGCAGCAACTCTGAACCGTCGTTGGACTGCTGAAATCCATAGAAGCGCGGCAGTGCGGCGGTATTGACCAACTCGTAGCCAGATTCATCGGCCTTGACTTTAAGGAGCATGCCGCGTGCGCCGGTCAAGGCGTCGGGCAGGCCAACAGCCAGCAGGCGGGCGATGACCTGCTGCAACACGGCTTCAGCATCGACCAGGATTTGATTGCCGCTGGTCTGAACCAACTGCAGCACGGCATTGGTGTCGGTGACGCCTTGGCTGGCGGCCGACTGTGCACGGTCGGCTTCACTGGATGCCAACTCGGCCGAGGTCAGCGCATCCTGTGCGGCCGACTGGCTTTGCGCAAGGATGCCCGCAGCAGCAACATTGATGCGCGCATCGGCATCATTCAGCAGCTTGGCCACGGTGACGACAACGCCACCCTCAGTGGTCACTGTCTCAAGGGGGCTGCCATGCACGACGGCATGCAGCAGCGCGCTGTCAGCTGCCACGCGCGCGACCGCTTGATGCAGATCGGTTTGCAAACTCATAGAAGGGTTCCAGAAACAGGTTGGATCGTTGAATGACGTATCGCTATGCTGGCCAGCGAAGCGGCAGGGTGCCGTGCACCAATTGGTGCATTTCGCTGCCCATGGCAAAGAGGTCGTCGGCGGAGAGTTCCAGCATCAGGTTGAGCGCGCCCTCGTCGAGCGTGGGCCGCTCGCGGATTTCCAGCTCACCCTTGACGTCCCAGCGCCGGGCCGAACGCAGTTGGGCTTCGAACTGGCGGGTGAAACGGGCCTCGTGCGGCAATAAGCCCAGTCCGCCGAGCAGAGTGATTTCGAACCACTGCCCGCCCTCATCGGCGTGGTACTTGTACCAAGCCTCGAACAGGGCAAACTCGAATTCGCTGAACAGCCAGCGCACGGAGATGCGCGTCGGTGTTTGCCGAAACCGGCGGCGCTGGCGGGCCGGGCCCGATTCCATGTCGGTGCGCAGCACGGCTTCCTGTGGCGTGAGGCCATAACCTTCGACCGACGGGAGCGGCAGGGTGTTGGGCCATTGAACATTCATCGCATCGCTCCGGCAGCAGGGTTTAGGCCATAGCGACGCTCCAGCGTCGGCGCCAAGCCGGAACCTTGGGAGATCGACCGGGCCATGCGCGCTTCCATTTGCTCGACGATGACATCGAGCCGCGTGCTGCCATCGAGCTGCTGTTGCTGCTCGACGCGGGTTTCGACGCCACTGGCGCGGTTGATCACATTCACTTCCACATGGACCTGCTGCCTGCCAGCCACGGCGCCACCCAGGGCGCGCAATTGGCCAGGCGTGAACACCGCCTCCCCCTGGCGCGCAATGATCGGCACTTCGCCCGAGACCAGGCCCCCGGTGTGGAAACGGCGCGCTCCGGTGAACACAGCGCCATCCACCTGCCGGGAAGGCAGGCTATCGCCGCCGAGCAGGCCCCCACTGTGCGCGATGTTGGCGTTCACGCCCATCAGCTCACCCGAACCGAGCGGCAGCGCGGCACTGGCTGCGGGGGTGAACAGGCTCATCGCAAAGTTCGCCAGCGGCAAGGTGATGGCGCGCTGGATCTGGATGCGGATCAGGTCGCTGATGATGGAGTTGGCCAGGCTGTTGAAATCCAGCTTGCCGGTCATCACGAACTGGGTGAGCGCATCCTCCATGGACTTGAAAGCCCCCGTCACAGCGCGTTCGGCCTGCTTGGCGGCGTTGGTCGCATCCTCGATGTAGGTGCGCAGCGCCGATTTGGCACCGAACTCGGTGCTGCGTTGATACTCGGCGTTGGCCCGAATGAGGTCTTCCAGAATCGGCAACTGACGCGCCAGGGCGTCGTTGATGGCCTCGATCGTCTGGGTACGCAGATCGGCGTCCTGAATCTGACTCGCTTCCTTGCGTGCAGCGGTGGCGGACTTTTCTAATTCGGTGCTGGCTTGCAGGACGGCACGCTCCTCCGTGCCCAGATCCAGCATCTCACGCTGCAGCTGCACCCCTTCGATGCGCTGGCGGTTACCACCGATCAGGGACTCGACGATCTTGCGGGCGCTGGCCTCTTCTTTCTCATAGGCCTCGAAGGCTTTGTCTTTCTCCTTTTGGCGCTCAATGGCGTCGAGCACCTGGATGTATTTTTCTGCTTCGACAGCGACGCCTTTGTAGCCCTTGGCTTCGATCTGCAGGGCGCGGGCGCGCAGTTCGGCGGCCTCACCCTCTTGTGTTCGGGTCAGGCGTGAGCGCAGTTGATTGAGGAAAGCTTCGCCTTCGTTCAACTTTTCTGCAGGCTTTGGTTTTTCGAAACCAGACAGGTCCAGGCTGGGTCTTGGCTTTCGTGGCAGCGTCGGTAGAAACTTGTCATAGATGGCCTGTACTTCCTTGGCTTGCGCTTCGGTGTCGAGCACGAACCTCTGGCCCATGATGCGCACCGTGCGCCGCTGTTCCTCAAAGAACTTTGCCACCCGGTCCACATAACCCGGGTTCTGGTTGATGTTGAACAGCCGGTCATTCGCGGCGCGAACATAGTCGTCGCGTGCGGTTTGCAGCTTGGCGATTTCCGCATCAATAGCCTTGGGATCCAGCCCCATCGCTTTGCCTGAACGCAGCATGTCCGTCTTGAACCAGGTCTCGATGTCCTTGCCGACTACCGACAGGCTGTCGAAAGGCTGGGCGATGACACGCTTCAAGAGCACCGCCGACTCGGCAATGAAGGACAGGCCCGAGGCGACCGATTCGAGGAAGGTGATCGTGGCATCGCGGTTGGCAGTGATGCGCTGTAGCTCGTTGCTGAAACTGCCGGTCTCGTTCTGCGCCAGGATCACCTGCTCAGTAAAATCCGCCAAGATGGGGATGACCGCTGCGCCGATCTGGCGTTGCACGCCCTCAAAGATGGCCGACAGGCGGGTCAAGTTGTCGTTGAAGACCTCGGACGCCCGCGCCACGTCCTCGGACATCACCAGACCCAGGCGTTGGGCTTCTTCCATCAAAGCCGTGATGCCTTCACGTCCCTGGTTCAGGAACGGGATGATGGCGAGACCTTCTTTGCCGAAGAGTTTTACCGCCAGTGCCGCCTTGTCGGCGCCATCCGGCAGGGTGGCGAACTTTTCCGCCAAGTCGAGCAGGACAGCTTCGGTGGGACGGATTTGTCCATGCGCATCGGTGGCCGACACGCCCAAGGCTTTCAAGGCGGCGCTGCCTTCATCGCCATTGACCTGGGTGTCGAACATGGCGATCGACAGTTTTTGCAGCGCCTTGGTCAGTCCTTCGGTGCTGACATCCGACAGCTTGGCCGCATAGTCGAGCGCGGTGAGCGCTTCGACCGAGACGCCGGTTTTTTGTGAGAGCTTGAAGAACTCATCACCCACCCGGGCCACGGGCATGACCAGGGCGGTGATGCCCACACCCAAGGCGGCGATACTGGCACCGGCCATAAGACCCGCAGGGCCGAGTTTGCCGAGCACCGAGCCAAGCATGCCTAGCCGCTCAGTGGCGGCTTGCATCTGGAACTTGGCGTCATTGGCTGCGCTGGATAGCAGTTTCAGACCGGTCGAAGCTGGCGTGGAAGCGGCCTCAATTTTTTTGAGCGAGCGCTCTCCCTTCTCACCAATCTCGGACAGCTCGGCCTTGACCTTGCCGCCGTCGACCACGGACAGGCGAATGGAGAGGTTGCGTTCGGCCATGGAAGGAAGAAATCCGTTGTCGGATGAGTCGTGGGTCTATGTGTCTTGTTGCAAGGTGCTCATCAGGCCCGCCTCGACCTCTGGGAAGAGATCGATCGCCGTGGCCTTGTCCAGTCCGGCGCTCTCGCAGGCCAGCATCCAGGCATTCAGATCGAGCCCAACCACGCGGCCCTGCGCCATACGCAACTGACTGGAACAGATGTCAATGGCACTGACCGCTTGCCAGCCTTCTAGGCTTTGTGGGGCGTTCATGGCGTACGGGCACTCAGGGCACGGTTCGGGGCAAGCGCTGCAATAGCTTGGCCCGCCACCGAAGTGCCATGCGGTGCGAGCCTTCAGACGTTTTTTTCTGATTCCAGGGCGTAGAGACCGGCGAGGTATTCACGCTCGAAGGCATCGGCCAAGAGCCAGTGCTCCATCAGCGCAGCCACACCCTCGGGAGTGACAGCCGCCGGCTTGCCTTTGTCGTCGGCCACGCCTTCCCAAGCCAGCACCGCCAACTTGGCCAGTTCGGTAATCAGCGTGGCGGTACGTTCACCGGCCGCAGCGGTGTCAGTGCCGGCGACTTTGGAGGCGGCATGGCGTGCGGCCATGACCAGCGCGGTGGTGGCGGGACGCACCTGCAGGCGCACGCCGGCCGCCAGCGTGATCCAGTGCGGCTCACGCGGGAGATTGAGTTTGATCATGGGAAACCTCGGTTGGGTGATCAGTAAGAAGAAACGTCGTTCACCAGCTCCACGGTGAGCATGCGGGCCACGCTGGTGGCCTTGGCGGCCTGCCACTCGAAGGTGGCCTGAATGCCACCAGGCCCGGAGATGGACAGCTTGGGCTTGGGCAGATGCACCTCGTGCGCGATGAAGGTCAGGCGGTGATCGGCGTCGATCGCGTAGCCGAAAGTCAATTCCAGCGGCGTGTTGTTGGTGGCGGCATCGATCAACGTCGTGTCGGCAAAGCGCACTTCCAGATTGCCGGTGAGGCTCGCGACCGTCGGATCGGCACCATCGATCTTCCCGTCGGAGCGGATGGTTTCGATGCGCTCGAGGTTGTTGGCATAGGTCAGTTGCGCCGAGACCACGTTGCCCAGGGCCTGGCCGTCACGCTTGATCTGGCCTTGAAACTGGTTGAAGCGCTGCAGATCCAGGGTACTGGGCGTGTCATCCAGTGTGGCCGTGCGTCGCACTTCGCCTTGCGCAATCAGACCCACCGTGGCATTGGCTGCTCCGGAGCGTGCGAAACCCACTTGCAGGCTGTTGACCATGACGCCGGAGGCGACGAACCAGGCCGGGATATCCGGCAGCCCCGTTTCCAGCGTCAGGCTGGGCAGACTCGGCTTGCCGGAGGTGAAGGTATGGGTCACCACGCCCGTACCCACCGAGGTGGGCTCGCCCAACAAGGCCTTGAGCCACAGACCGATATGGCGCACCTCCAGTGGCACGACCATGTCACCTTCAACCTTGATCACGTCGCGAATCGGGGCACTGGGATCGCGCCCCAGACCAATCAAGTCATTGGCGATCAGGCCCTGTTCGGAGCCGAGTGAGGTAGATACAAAGGGCAGCTGCCAGTAGCCATCTACCGGGGTGCTGCCATAGATGGATTCGAACGCGGCCAAGAGGCTGGCGTTCGCGCCGTAGGCACGAGCCATGGGTTTTCTCCTTTGGAGTTGGGATTCAGTTCAATGGACCGGAACTGCTGTAGTGCAGGACCACAGGCAGCAGGCAGGCCTTGACGCCGCTGGTCCCATCGGGTGCCAGTTCATCGAATTTGGGTGGGCCGATCTCGGCGTACTCGATGACGCCAGCGAGCGTACGGTCGGCCTCGATCAGGGCGGCCAACTCCATGAGCAGGCCATCCATGCGGGCGTCACGCGCAGCAGCATCCGGATCAGCGACAAACAGTTCGATGGCCACCTGGTGCTGCCAGTGGTAGGTCAGCGGCGACAACGACACCTCAGGCTCGCCCATCTCGCCGTCGCGCAGGATGGCCATGGCGTGGTCGACGATGCGTTCGGGTAAGGCGGCATTGCGTTTGACCATCGTGCCCAAGGACAACTGACCGAGCATAGTGAACAGTGCGCCAAGTGCGTTTTCTCTTTGGCTCATGGCGCTACCCCTTTGCGGTCGGCTTCATCGAAACGGTTGGCAATGCGCTGGGCCAGCGTGCTGATCCAACGGCGCGAGGCGCTGTCAATGTCGAATTTCTTCTTCATGGTCACTTGGGGCACGAGCAGAAACATGGGGACCGTGACCAAGCCACGTCCGGTGGCCTGGGCCTTTTGCGATGCAGCGGAGAAGCCGCCGCGTTGGCCTTGGCGCGCACGCTGGTTCTCGGCGACGAGCAGCGACGGTTTGCCCCGGCGGTAAATGAAGCGCAAGCGCTGGCCCCGGAGCTTTTCCCAGAGGCCGGGGGTCATGCGTTTGCCGCGTGGGCCTTTGCCGGCGGCCGGTAGCGGGATCGCAAGCCAGAATCCATCTTGGGATCGGATCGTCGCGCCCTGGTCATGGGCACCGACGACTACTGGAGCGCGGCTGTAGACCAGACCCGCCGCCTTGATGCTCATCTGACCCTTGGGATAGACCTCGCCACGCCAGGTATTGGCCAGGCGCTGACCGAGACCCGCACCGGTGATCTGGCTGCGCAGTTCGGTCTTGAGGCCATCAGTGGCTTCGCGGATGGAATGCGTTACCGCCCGCTCCGCAATGCGCACTTCGTCGGCCAGGATCTGATCCAGATTGCCAGTAAGTGCCGCCATGAGCTTCACATCGGTGCTCCAGACAACGTCCAAATCAAGCAATCTCGATCCGCCAAGGGCTCACCCACCACCTGGTAGGTCTGGCCAGCAACAGTGAAGCGCTCGCCCTCGCGAGGATCACCCACATCGCGGGCCATTACATCGAAACGGTGAGTGGCCAGCACCAACCGGGTATCGCCAAAGGACTCGACCACATCGGCCTGTTTGGCGATGAAGCGGGTGGCAATCTCTCGACCATCGGCCAGCCGGTAGGTGCCGGGCACCCCCAGCCGGACGAACAGGCGCGCAACGGCCTTCTCGAAGGCGCTTTGCATGAGCCGTGATCACGCCGAGGTCAGTTTCACCAGCACGCCAGGCCGGTGGCACATCGGCAGCGGGTTGCTCTGCGTGTGCAGGTCGGTGCCACGGTCGAACTGACGCGGCGCCTGCTTGGCATACAGAGGCTGACCCAGGGTGTTGACCGTCTCGTTGAAGTCGGCCGGCGCGAAGTAAGTGCCGAAGGTGTCCACGGTGCCCAGAGGGAAGGCATGGGCCTCACCCGCTGCAATAAAGCGGCGGGTGCCAAGTTCACCATTGGCCTGCAGGTAAGCGGCCTGGCCCCGGTACTCTTCGAAGGTGACCCCGGCGTAGGTGAATCCCGAGCGCACGTCGTTGATGAGCACTGCGCCTTGCTGCCAGTTCGTGTACGCGGTCTTGACCTCCTTGTGGGTGGTGAGCGCGCGGAAGAATTCCGGCGAACACAGGACATGCACGCCAGTCATGAATTCACCCTGCAGGGCGTCTTCGATCTTGGTGAGCAGGTCGTAGCAGTGACCCTTGACCTCGCTGTTGGCATTGGCCAGATCGAAGTTGACCGTTTGGGGCGCGATCTGGAATTCGGTGAACAGGTTGCTGATGACGCTGCCATCGGCATCCAGGATCTCGCCCTTCAGGGCGCCCATGCGCAGGTGCTCGAGCGTGATGGCGTGCTTGTTGCGCATGGTCTCCAGGTGGCGGGCCAGCACACCGGAGATGGCTTCCATCTCGGTTTCCGACCCGAAGGCACGGATGCCCTGGACTTCCTCGGGCAGCACCACGTCGTCGTGGGGGATGTGGGGAATGACGAAGGAGCGCAGCTTGCGCTTGCCACGCTCACCGACCGTACCGGGTGAGCCAGGCGGCTTGGTGGGCAGCAGGTTCAAGCGACCGGCGTACTCCTCCACGATGATCTGGCGGGTGCGCACGGGTTTGGCCGGAAACAGGTTCAAGGCTTCCAGGCGGCCGTAGCGGTTGGGGATGAGATTGATGGCAGCAGTCAGGCTGGCCATCGAGAAACCAGGGTTCAGAAACGGGTTGTTCATTCGGGGCTCCAAGAATGACGAAACCCGCGCAAGCCAGACGGCCAGGCGGGTTCAAGGGATGGGGAACAGGCGGATTTACGACATCGATCAGGCGGATTCACGCACCAACACACCGCGCTCGGCCAGTTGCTGCTCGTAGGCCGTGCGCTGGGCGTCGGTGAGCGCAATCGGCCAGACCAGCGCCGTCTTGGCCACGATGGCATGGCGGGCGATCAGGATGGCATCACTGCGGTCGGCGTTGGTGGCATCGACCGCGTTGGCCAGCACGCCGATGGCGGACTCGGTACCGTCGGTGGCGGCGGGGTCGATCGCGTAGTGCTTGCCGTCGCTGGTATTTCGGCCAAGCACCGTGCCCAAGGGCAGGTTCTGGCCAGCGGCGATGGTGGCGACGTCACGCGAGTAGCGGTTCGGAGCTTCGTATTTCAAGAGGTCGCCGAGGTTATTGGTTTCGGTGATCGTGGGCATGGGTCA